ACAATAATACAACTAGAGATTTAGCTATTTCTGGTGATGGTTCTGTTACGCTTGATGGTTCAGTAGATTTTTTCAGATATGATTTAAAAGGTAATTCTTCATTAGAAACAGCAATAAATTCATCTAGAGAGAACGGTACTACTTTTTATGAAAGCACCTTAAATGTAACTTTACAATTTTTAGATAAAGCAACACAAGAGCAGATTAAATTGTTAGCACACGGTAGACCACAAGTAGTAGTAGTAGATTATAATGATAATGCATTTTTATTAGGTAAAGAACACGGATGCGAAGTAACAGGGGGTACAATGGCCACTGGAGCAGCTATGGGTGATTTAAGTGGTTTTACACTTACAATCGTAGCACAAGAAACTTCACCACCATTCTTCTGCGCAGCAGCACCGAGTGATGATGCAACTTCACCAATTGCACCAAATTAAAAAGGGGTGTGTATATACGAATAAAGGAGGGCTATATGCCCTCTTTTTTTTTACAAAAATAATTATTTTCTTTGTTATATAATTATGAAGATTCTCACTACAAGTGCTAGTTCACAAACAATTAAAGTAATACCAAGAAGCTATGACACAACTGGTACGCTTGAAGTAACTGATGAATCAACAAACAAAACATACACATATAGTTCAAGTAGCTGGGCAGTAGATAAAAACTATTTACAAATACCAAACGCTTATACTGATTCTGGTTCTTCAATTTTAAAAGAAGGCAGATTTTATAATATTGTTGTCAAAAATGGTAGTAGTTCAATAATTTACCGTGATAAAATATTTGTAACAGATCAAACGATAGGCAACGGTGACTTTACCATAAATAGTGGTGAATATGTTACAAGTGGCGCAGCAGCTATGAATGACGATGAGTATGTAATAATATAAAAATATGAGTGATTTAAGAGTAATCAATTTAAGTACATATACTAGCCCAGAAATAAAAGAGGTAAGAAATAAAGAATACATTTTATATGGGGAAGATAATATGTACTTTCAGTATTTAATAGATCGTTACAATGGCAGCCCAACAAACAACGCTATTATAAATGGTATTAGTGAAATGATATTTGGCAAAGGGTTAGATGCAACAGATAGTGATAGAAAGCCAAATGAATATGCGCAGATGAAAGTTTTATTTACTGATGAATGTGTTAGAAAGCTTTGTTATGATTTAAAATTGATGGGTCAGTGTGCTGTGCAAGTTATTTATTCACAAGATAGATCTCGTATAGCAGAGTTGGAGCATTTGCCTGTGGAAACTTTAAGGGCTGAAAAAAGCGAAGATGGTGAGATTAAAGCATATTATTACGCAAGTGATTGGACGCAAGTAAAACAAAATACAGAATTAAAAAGAATAGCAGCCTTTGGTAAAAGTAATGAAAGCCTTGAGATTATGTATATTAAACCATACAGAGCAGGCTTTTTTTATTACTCACCAGTTGATTATCAAGGTGGCTTACAATATAGTGAACTAGAAGAAGAGGTTTCAAATTATCATCTAAATAACATACTTAATGGACTAGCACCATCAATGCTTATTAACTTTAATAACGGAGTGCCAAATGAAGAAGAAAGAGAACTCATAGAGCAAAGGATCTATCAAAAGTTTTCTGGTAGCAGCAACGCAGGTAAATTTATCTTAGCATTTAATGATAACCCAGAAAGTCAAGCTAGTATGGATCCTGTACAATTAAGTGACGCACACAATCAATACGAGTTTTTATCTAGCGAAAGCACAAGAAAAATAATGGTTAGTCACCGTGTTGTTAGCCCTATGTTACTTGGTATTAAAGATCAAACAGGTTTAGGTAATAATGCTGACGAATTAAAGACTGCATCTATATTAATGGATAATACAGTTATTAGGCCTTTTCAAACTCTTTTAATTAACCACTTTGAACAAATATTAGCTTATAACAAAATCAGCCTTAATTTGTACTTCAAAACGCTTCAGCCATTAGAGTTTACGGATCTTGATAATGTTGAGGATGAAGAGACAAGAGAAGAAGAAACAGGCGTAAAGCAAGATCTTGCTAGTGATGTTTATTTAGATAACGAAAGTATGTGTGAGTTAGCTGATGATTTAATTTCAAAAGGGGAAGAAATGGGAGATGATTGGGAGTTAATTGATGAAAGGCCAGCTATGGAAGATGAAAGCCAAATACAAAGTTATTTTGAGTTTGCTAGTGTAATGACTGGTGATGCTAGAAAAAAAAGCAAACAAGATACAAGTTTATTTAGAGTGCGTTACGCTTATTCTGGTGAATTAACAAGAGATAAAGATGGCAACGTAATTACAAGAGAATTTTGCAGAAAAATGCTAAAAGCTAACAGAGTTTATCGTGTCGAGGATTTGGATAAAAATAGTTTAGCTAACAAAGAATTAAGTCCATCAGGTACAAATCTGGGTGGCTATAATATATGGAAATACAAAGGAGGTGCAAATTGCCATCACGTTTGGCTTCGTAGAATATATTTGAAGAAAGGCAACAAAAAAATATCCGTAGGGAGAGCAAGAAAAATAATTAGTGCGTTACCAATTGATGATAGAAAAGGTGCAAGATTTGAAGGTCCAGCAGCACCGAAGAAAAACCAAAACCCAAAGGAAGTGGCTATGCGGCCTATTGATATGCCCAACCGTGGATACCTAAACCCTAGATAATATTATGGCAACTACTTTATTTATAACACGAAAACAATTAGTACAAAACACTATCCTTGATGGCAACGTAGATACTGACAAGTTTATACACTTCATCAAAATAGCACAAGAGATTCATATTAGAAACTTTTTGGGTACTGATTTATATAATGCTATTGTTACAAAAATAAATGCTGGTAATCTAACAGGGGCATACTTAACACTAACAACCACATACGTACAGCCTATGTTGATTCATTATGCTATGGCAGATTATTTACCTTTTGCAGCGTATCAGATCAAAAATGGTGGTGTATTCAAACATACAAGCGAAAATGCAGAAAGTGTAAGCAAAAACGAAATAGACTATTTAGTAAAAAAAGAAAGAGATATAGCTGAATATTACACAAGAAGATTAATTGACTATTTAGATTTTAACAATAGTAGTTTTCCTGAATATTCAACAAATAGTAATGACGATATATTCCCTGACAAAGATAGTTTATTTAATGGGTGGGTTTTATGAAAAAAAGGAATAGTAAACCTAAACAAAATAATGTAAAAAAATTATTAGTTTATTTAAAAAAAATAGTAAATGGCAACACTAACTAA